GGCATAGTACCTTCAGCGGTAATATTAGGATTAAATCCTGTTTTTGCTACGTAGTTTCCTATTTCTTGCGGGATGAAAAACGGGTCACCGTAAATTTCCATCTCAGCAGATATCATGTCTATTGGTAAGTTTGTAATTCTGTCATGAAACATTTCAGCAACTTGTCTGCGTATATCCGAGCTATATGTTCCAGCAGGAAGAGCTACGGCAGTGTCTGTTTGGGTGCCTCCACTAGCTTCTTCTTTGGTTGTTGCATCATTGTCAGTAGTTGGTCCTGCTCCAGGTTGCGCTGGTTTAGTGATTGTTCCAGAGTCTACATCAGCAACTGGTCCAGCGCCTGCTCCATAGCTTGCTAATGCAGTAGACATAAATGCATTATTAAAGTTAATATCAAAGCTTAAAATGTCTTCGTTTTTTCCTGTATAAATGTAGTTGTATTCCTTAACAGCTTCCTTTGTTAGCCCAACAGTGTTTTTAGGAGTTTTATTATGTCCGATAGTAACGGCAGAGTCTACTTCGTAAGTCTCAACACTATACACATAAACTTTAGGCTTTTGTCCTTGTTGTAATTCAGAAAGTTCGCCATCATCAATGAATACATATGTGTTAATCTTAAACCATTTATTTAATCCGTTTTCAGATTCTTCTGTGGAGTTCTCAGCGGCATACTCTGTTTGGACTACTAGTTTTTCAATAATGCTAGTAATTTTCTCATTTTGAGAAAACATATACTCTCTTGCTTTATCTGCTGACTGAGCATCTGATGCGCTGCGATCAGATTTGCCTGTGTCTGGATTAATTATTTGTATCGGATCAGCTTCTTTTTTGTTTCCTGCTGCATTAGTATCTTCATTAAGTGAGCTAGTTCCAATTGCATTCATTAAAGAAATATCTTCAGCAAATGTTTTTAACACTTCATAAGTAGACGATGCAGGTTTAATTGTTATAATTTTTGTAGAATATTGAGCGCCGCGTAAGCCGTCATCAGGACCTGCATTTCCTGCTTTTTGTTGAGCAAGTTCTTCTGGTGATGTAGTAAATGCAGTGTCTGTAACTACTCCTTTATGTAATGCATCGAGTAGCATGCGTCTCTCTTTAGGAAAGGTTACAAGGAATCTGTCGCCTGGGGCCATTGCACCCGAAAATTCCATATCTTGTAAGTGTCCGTTTATTGCTGATGTTAAAGAATTATCATTTGTTTCAAGAACTTCATGTAAAAAAGTTCCTGATGTTTTAACTGGGGTTTTTATTTTATTAATTTTATCTGATAGTCCTGCTTCACTCATCGGTATTGCTTTTACTGCATAACTGCTGCCTTGGCCAGACACCTTAAAATCCATATTAATAAATTTAATTGGCATAAAGATAGGGCGATCTTCATAAGGATTAATAACTGACGTTCTAATTTCTGAAGTTTCGGGTTCCCATCCTATAAATTCAATCTTTAAACAGAACGGAGCGTCTAGATAATTTTTATATCCTGCTGTAGACGCTGAGCCGACGATAGCTTGTATAAAGTTGCCCATGCTATATGGCTCAAGTACATTAAACTCTATCGATGTGCCTAATGCAACTCTAGTATTTGGATTTGGAGCAACAACTGCATCGACGTTTAAATCATCAATATAATATTCTGCGTGTGTTTGTGATCCGTCCTGGTGATGATTTGCTGCAACGTTGCCAGCGTGTTCATCAAACACTTGATATCGTTTGCCTAGGTCGCCGCCGCTGCTTTGTATTATATAATTCTTAAAGCCGCCGGCATCTCTGTATAAGTCTGGATTATTATATTCAGCAGTGTCAAGTATTCCTAACGTAATTTTATAGTTAAAGCTTTCGTATTTTCTTAACGGGTTTGGAATTTTGCTCGACGAAGTATCATTGCCGTTGTACACATCTACTGGGCCGTCATCGATATAATTAAATAACGTATTATTCTTTGTACTTTGGTATTGACTAGTTGTTAGAGAAAATTGTTCTCCGACAATACCTTGAAGTTCAGCTGCTCCTCGTTCGACTACTTTTAAAGCAGGTCCTTTTAAACCTAAAAGTTCAGGAGCGCCTCCTATTAATCCTTTTAGTTTATTTTCAGCTAGTCCTAGCAAGCCGCTGCCGCCTAGTAACGCGCCTATAGCTGCGCCTTTTTTACCGTCAAGCACGGCCCCTATAGCTGCGCCTTTTAATGCTGCACCGAATTTATTAGCACTTAATGATCCGCCAGGAGAGGGTATTTTAGTATTAATAGATGCACCGACTTTTGCACTAACTGTACTAATCGCTGTGTTAACCGAGCTGTTGACTGCACTTGTAACTGCTGCTTTTAATTTAATAGCTGGCATATTAGATTCCCAACGTAGTTCTGAGTGATGTTTCGTCAGGAATATATATCTTTGTTCCTGCTACAAAATCAAATACTGGATCTTTTAAAATATCTAAATTACGCTGGGCAAATACCCACCATAATTCTTTCCTACCGTATACAATGTGCGCAAGTAAATCAGGACGGTATGTATATTCAGGTGTTATTGTAAACAAAATATCTTTACCGCTTATAGGTACTGGACGCGGTACCAATACATCTAAATATCCAGTAGAAGTTATCGGTGTAGCTGCATACGGACTTAAACCATTACTCATTATACAAATCCCTCATCGCCGCCAGTATGGTTACCGCTGGCGAATTTATTTAAACTAAAGCCTGCTTGCGAACGTCTTGCATATTGCGGCTGTAATGTTACTGTAATCGAACTTTGTGTAGGAACATAGTTAGTGTGTCCATCTATTGCACACTCAATATAATCAACATCAACTGGCAAGTCAGTTGTAAAGTTTGTTATTACTACAGGTATATCATTTAATACATGTTTACCATAGCCATTTAATCTGCATACAACTGGTGGAGCACCTAATGGCTTGCTATTACCGTAAAACATCTTTGTTGCACTTCTTAAAAAGTGCAAACATCCAATCCAATATCTTGCATCGTTTTCATTTTCTTGAAAAAACTCGCCTGTAAGTGTAATTGCATCTACTTGACTACTTTCATATGCATTATACACATAGTTTGTATGCGTTGGCTGCACAGCAGCATAGTTTGCACTGTGACTTAATAATACTGTAGGGTTAAACGGAAATATCATTCTATTTCCTGTTGCGTTTGGATTTGATCCGTTATCTAGCAAAGGCTTAATAACATTTCCAACGTGAAACAGGGAAGGAACACTTATACTAACTCTCCAGTCGCCGGTTTCTGTATTTGTAATGTTAGAAGAAATAAGTGCTCGCGAGACTGTTCTGCCGTCATTGCCAAAGCCAGCAGTTTCGTTAATAAAATTAGCTGCTAATTTTCCTAGCGGGCCAAGGCTTCCGAGTTTTTGTGTTACTGCATCCAATGCAGCACCTTGAACTTTGCTTTTTACATCGCTTACAATGCTGCTCATAAAATTCGAAGCTGAAGATTTTATTGAAAAGGCCATAATTTATTTTGTCTCCTATACTACTATTTAGTTGACAAAATTAAGTAAGTAGTTTATAATAAGTATAACAAATGGAGAATAATATGCGCCCTAAGAATTATTTAAATAACAAAGACATACTTAAAGAAATACATAAATCAAAAAACCAATTTAATAGCTTCCTTGCGCCTGAATACGGGCAGTATGACATTATTTTGGCAAGTGTAGACAAAATAAACCGTCTAACTGTTACAGAAGCAAAACGCAATAAGGCAAAAAAAATGTCTTCTGCCGAATATGACCGACGAAAGAAGCTTGGTGAAAAGGTTAAGCAAGCAGAGTGCGAAACACTATATACCGAAATTACAAAAGAAGAATTAATCTTCCGAGTAATGACGTTTGAACATATTCCTGAAGAGCCAGGTCGTAAAAAGAACCCAAAGACTGTTGCTGATACTAGAGTTAAGCTTCCTTTTCCACCGTTCCATCATTACAAATACAATGAAGAAGGCGAAATTATCCTAGTTGGCAAAAGTCATTGGGTAGGTGGCATGGATAACGGACATTTTAGTCATCAACATGGTAAAGCAACTAATACACTTGCACTAATGTGGTTAAAGCTTGTTGATCGGTATGCAACTCGTGGCAATGTTCGCGGTTATACGTATAATGACGAAATGAAAGGACAAGCAATACTACAATTAGCACAAATTGGTTTGCAATTTGACGAATCCAAGTCAGACAATCCTTTTGCATACTATACTGCGGCTGTTACTAATAGTTTTGTTCGTGTTATTAATATCGAAAAGCGTAATCAAAACATTCGAGATGATATTTTGGAAATGAATGACTTGTCGCCAAGTTATACTAGACAGAATCAAGGAGAATGGGAAGCAAGTGTTAAGAGAAACGAAGATGCTTCACCTACACAGTTTACAGAATACAAACCTAAATAAACGGTTGACAGGTGTTGCGTTTTACTATATACTAATACATGTACATATGGAGAACTAAATTTGTTTAAAAAAGCTGCGGTATTTACAGACATTCATTTTGGTCTGAAAGGTAACAGTCGTATACATAACGAAGATTGCGAAGAATTTATTGATTGGTATATAGAACAAGCACAAGCTGCTGGTTGCGAAACTGGTATCTTCTGCGGTGACTGGCATCATAATCGTAATTCGCTTAATCTTACTACTATGGATGCAACAATTAGAAGTATGGAAAAGCTTGGTGCTGCGTTTGAGAAGTTTTACTTCTTCGATGGTAACCATGACTTGTATTATAAAGACAAGCGTGACGTTAACTCCACTGCATTTGCAAAACATATTCCAGGTATTACCTTTGTAGACGAAATTTTCATTGAAGATGATGTTGCACTTGTACCGTGGCTTGTTGGAGACGAGTGGAAGAAGATGAGTAGTATCAAAACAAAGTACTTGTTTGGTCACTTTGAACTTCCTAGTTTCTATATGAACGCATTAGTTAGAATGCCCGACCACGGTGACTTAAAGCCTGAACACTTTAAACACCAAGACTATGTATTCAGCGGTCACTTCCATAAACGACAGAAGCAAGGTGCTATTCATTACATCGGTAATGCGTTTCCACACAACTATGCTGATGTTGGTGACGATGATCGTGGCATGATGATACTTGATAAAGAAAATAACAAGGAACCAGAGTACATTAACTGGCCCAACTGTCCTAAGTATCGTACTGTAACACTTAGTAACTTAATTGATAACGCAGATACATTTATTAAACCTAAAATGTACTTGCGAGTAACGCTTGATCTACCTATTAGTTACGAAGAAGCAAGTTTTATTAAAGAAACATTCATCACTCAGTACAACTGTCGTGAGATCACACTGATTGCACAGAAACACTTAGAAGAGATTACTACAAACCTTGATATAAGTGTGTTTGAAAGTGTGGATCAGATAGTTAGCAACGAAATAGCAGAACTAGACACTACTAACTTTGATAAAAGTTTGTTGTTGCAAATATATAATGGACTAGAATCATAATATGATAAAGATTAAAGACCTAACTGTAAAAAACTTTATGAGTGTGGGTAATCAGACTCAAGCAGTAGACTTCGACCATGAACAACTAACATTAGTACTAGGTGAGAACCTAGATCAAGGTGGCGATGACAGTGGATCACGTAATGGTACTGGTAAAACTACTATTATTAATGCATTGTCATATGCATTGTACGGTACTGCACTTACAAACATCAAACGCAACAACTTAATTAACAAAACTAACAGCAAAGGCATGTTAGTAACGTTACAGTTTGAAAAAGATAACAATAGCTACCGTATCGAACGTGGGCGCTCACCTAATCTGTTTAAATTCTATATTAATAACCAAGAATCATTAGTAGACGAGTCACAAGGTGACAGTAGACAGACACAAGACGATGTTAACACACTGTTGGGTATGAGTCATGACATGTTTAAGCACATTGTTGCGCTAAACACTTATACCGAACCGTTTTTAAGTATGCGTGTTAATGATCAAAGACAGATTATCGAGCAGTTGTTAGGTATTACTATCTTATCCGAGAAGGCTGATTTACTTAAAGAGCAAACACGTAATACTAAAGACTCTATTACTGAAGAGACATTAAAAATTAATGCTATCCAAACTGCTAACGAAAAGATCGAAGCAAGTATTGGACAATTAGTTGGAAGACAACGTGCATGGGTGTCTAAACACAAAGCAGATCAAGATAGTTTGTCAAAAGGCATTGATCAATTAGAACATTTAGACATTGAATCAGAACTCGAGTCACACGAAAAGTTAGCTAACTGGACACAGCACAATAATGCTATTTTAGCTCTTAGAAAAGAATTAAGTACGTTAGAGCCAGCACTTCAACGTGCAGATAAGAGTGTTGTAAAGGCTGAAAAAGACATTGCGGACCTAGAAGACGCTACTTGTTACACTTGTGGACAGGAACTACATGCAGACAAGAAAGCAGAGATTGCAGAGCGTAAAAATAAAGAACTTGCTGACGCAATAAGTTATCAATCCGAAGTTAGTGTTAAATTGACAGATGTAATGTCGTCACTTGACGAAATTGGCGACATTAACGGTAAGCCTACTACGTTTTATGATAGTGCTAAGGAAGCATACGAGCATCGTAGTAACGTAGATAATCTAAAGCAGACACTAGCAGCCAAGCAGGTTGAAGAGGACCCGTATACGGCGCAAATTACCGATTTAAACGACACTGCTATTCAGAAAATTGACTGGTTAATCGTTAACGACCTTACTAGCTTCAAAGAACATCAAGAGTTTTTGTTAAAGTTACTAACAAACAAAGATAGTTTCATTCGTAAGAAGATTATTGATCAGAACTTAGCATACCTTAACAACAGACTGTCATACTATCTTGATAAGATTGGATTACCACACCAAGTAGTATTCTTAAATGACTTAACTGTTGAAATTACACAGCTAGGACAAGACCTAGACTTTGATAACTTGTCAAGAGGCGAACGTAATAGACTTATCTTAGGATTAAGCTTTGCATTCCGTGATGTTTGGGAAAGTTTATATCAAAACATTAACTTATTGTTCATTGACGAGCTTATTGATAGCGGCATGGACACTGCTGGTGTTGAAAACTCATTAAGTATTCTTAAAAAGATGGCACGTGAACGTGAAAAGAATATATATCTTATCTCACACAAAGACGAACTTATTGGCAGAGTTAATCATGTGCTACGAGTTGTAAAAGAAAACGGCTTTACATCATATGCAAACGATTTAGAGGTATCCGACTAATGGACGATCCACATGATTCACTTGTTCAAGCTTACCTTGCTTACTTTAAAGCAAATGAAATATTTGAAAGGCAAAATAGTGTACGAACGCATCGTGCAGTACGAAAGTGCTTGCGAGATATTCGTGCGTTAGCAAAAGAAAGATCCGATGAAATACATGTTCATCATAATACGACAAGATCAACCAGAACATAGGCATAAATCCAATTGTTCTGGTAAGTACTTGGATGCAATGGACTTACGAAGGATTAACAGTAGACGAATTACCAGTAGACTGTGAAGGCTTTGTATATCTAATTACAAATCTTACAAACAATCGTAAGTACATAGGCAAGAAGTTAGCTAGATTTAAAACTACTAAGCCACCACTCAAAGGCAGAAAAAATAAAAGGCGCGGCACTAAAGAAAGTGATTGGAGAACCTATTGGGGTTCATCAGATAACTTAAATGCAGATGTCGCTACACTAGGCACAGACAAATTTACTAGAGAAATATTACATTATTGTCCTAGTAGAGGCGTACTAAGTTACATAGAAGCGAAAGAACAATTTGATCGCAGAGTACTTGAAACAGAAGAATACTATAATGGTATTATTAATGTTAGAGTAGGCGGTTCAAAAATTCTTACAGAGCACTTCAAAAATACTCCACTTTAGGCAACTATCGATTGACAGCTACACTAGAACATACTATAATAATAACATAGGCAAAGTTAGCGTAGGCGCTCCTCGAGCAACAGGCATCCACAGGCAAATCATTCCAACACATAAGGTTAGCGGGCCAGACTATTTAATGCCGCTGTGGAAAAAGCTACCGTATAGGAGCACACGTACATATTGATCGACTACCCAGAGGTAGGAAGCCACCAAACAAATTGGGCTCACAGGTTGATATAGATTGCATGTTGGCAGTCGGAAAACACAATATAGTTCATAAAAACCCTTTAGCACTAGGAACGAAGCGAGGGAATATTGTTACATATAATGTACATTGTATATTATAAGCAACATAATGTCGACGGAGGATGGGAAAGGTCAGAGCCCATTGAACTTGTGTATAAAAAATTACCTCTTTCCAAGTCTTGGCTGTGGCGGACTCACATGAAGTTATCCAGAAAGACGACGGGACTAGAAATAGTTCCGTCTGACTAAACAATCTACATGAAATTAAAACATTAATACATTCGTATTAATGCAATATAATAATATTATCACACTTAATTGCTTATACAAAACGAAGTATAGTTAGTTAGAGCGTTAGCGATAACTTGTATTAACGAAGTTAATACACTAACTGATATAAAAGTAATAAATACTTTCATATAACATTAATGGATACATCAGATGAAAATAAATGACTTACTTACTGAATCGCAAAAGCTTGATGAGTTAGAAATGCCTAATTTTGCCACTAAACAAGGTAGAGCTATTAATCGTGCTGAGAAAGCAGGAGCTGCTGATGTAAAACAATCTGTTAAGGATTTGTCTGTTGAATTTGCT